CCCGCTTCCAAGACCTCCCCCGCCGCATCATCCCACGCCTTTGCGCCATGGCCCGCACCGGAACCGACGACAAAGAAGCGCAGCTCGTTCTCGAACGCGAGATAGACGACGGCCTCGAAGCCGTGTTCGCACTGATGGCGGCCCCGCTATGATCGCCGCGCTATTCGTAGAGAAAGGCGGCGCATATTTCGGCCTCCCGAACGTTGACCCGTGGGACGAGGCCCGCGACGCGCGACTGTACGACGGCCCATATCCGGTGGTCGCGCATCCTCCGTGCGAACGATGGGGCGCGTACTGGTACGGTGGGCCACTGCTTCATAAGCAAGGGAAAAGAAAAAAACTTGGGGATGACGGCGGATGCTTCGAGTCGGCCCTTGCGAGCGTCAGGAAATGGGGCGGCGTAATTGAGCACCCTGAAAAATCACACGCTTGGAAAATGTACGGTATTCCGTGCCCTCCGAAGTCTGGGGGGTGGATTCCGCTTTTCGATGGTGGTTTTACATGCTGTGTTGAACAGGGTAATTATGGGCACCGCGCGAGAAAATCGACTTGGCTTTATGCTTACGGATTTGAACCCCCTAAACTTATATGGGGACCGTCTGGCGCAACTGTAAAAGTTAGCGATATGTTTAACAGCCGAGAAGAAAGAATCGAAGCTCACAAACGAGGCGTTGAAGTACTATCCCATCGAGAGCGTGCCGCCACCCCTCCCGAATTCCGCGACATACTCATCGCCATGGCCGAGTCGGTGAACGCCCGTGCCTGAGATCTTCACACCCGAAGACCGCCGCCTCATGGACGAGCGCGCCGTCGCGATCCTAACCCGCGCCCGCCCCGAGCGTATCACGACCATGCTCGTGTCCCAGTGGGCCGAGAAAAAGCGCATCCTTCCCAAAGGCTTAACATCCCGTCCCGGTCCCTTCCGCTTTGACGAGACACCCTATATGCGCGAGATCGTCGACTGCTTGGCGGAGTCCTCCCCTGTCCGGGAGGTCGCGCTCATGAAGGGCGCGCAGCTCGGCGGTACGGTCGCAGTACTTGAAAACTTCCTCGGCTACATCATCGACGTGTGCCCCGGTCCGATCATGGCAATCACCGGCGACAAAGACATGGCCGACGTGTGGATGGAAAAGCGCGTTGACCCAATGCTTCAAAGCGCAGGGCTATCTCACAAGATTTTCGCCCAGATCAAAAAAAAGCATGGCCACAATACCGGCGACACCAAAAGCGCCAAGGAATTCCCCGGCGGCTTCCTCTTATCCTACGGCCCGAACAGCGCCGCTAAGCTTCGAAGCAACGCGATACAGTACCTCCTCCTCGACGAAGAGGACGCCTACCCTCAAGAGATCGGCAAGGAGGGGGACCCGATAAGCCTCGCCATCCGCCGCACCGACACGTTTGAGAACTCACGTAAAATCCTGCATATTTCGACCCCGCTCGAAATGAGCTCTAGCCGCATCCATGCCGCATACCTGGCAGGCGACCAATCAAAATACTTCGTCCCCTGCAAAAAGTGCGGCCACATGCAAACGCTAAAATGGGACAACCTAAAATATGAAACCGACAATCATAAAAATCTAATATATGACTCTGTGCATTACGTATGTGAGTCGTGCGGCGAGCACTGGACCAACTCCGACAAAGCGAATTTCCTCCGCGATGCGCAAGCCGGAGGCGTTGCTGAGTGGCGCCCTACCGCGGTAGCCACAAAGCGGCACTATCGCTCATTCTGGATCTCGTCGCTCTACTCACCGCCCGGCGGCCGCTCGTGGGAGTCCCTCGTCGAAGAGTGGCTAGAGGCCAAGGACAACCCGATCAAGCTCCGCGTGTTTTGTAACACCGTATGGGGCGAGCCATGGGAGGACCGTCTCAACGCCCCGGACCACGCCCGCATCATGATCCGCCGCGACCTCGAGCCCTATGCCTCCGGTTCGCTCCCGCCGTCTTTCTCTCCGCTTATCAACACGCTCGGCGCCGACGTCCAGGAGGACCGCATTGAGGCCGAGATCATGTCATGGTCGCCCGGCAAAATATCCGCGTCAATTTCCTACCACGTCTTGGAGGGCGACACCTCAGACCTGTCTGGGCGCGCCTGGCGTGGCCTTGCCGACCTCCTCAGTCAAGACTATGCCGAGCTTCCGATATCGCTCGCCCTCATCGATGCAGGCTTTCGCACATCCACCGTGTACCAATTTTGTGAGGGCTACGCGTCCGGCGTCCTTCCCTGCATGGGCGAGTCCTCGCAGTCGTACGGCAAGCGCCTATTCGCCTTGCGCGACGTGCCAGGCTTCGCAACGCAGCGCGTGGACATCCAGACCCGCCAGCTTACGAGCGAGCTATACGGCTACCTCCAACGCGGCTACCCATCCGAAGGCCAAGACTTTGCGCCGGGCTATTGCCATTTTCCCGTTGACTACCCCGAGAAGTATTTCCTCCAGCTCATCGCCGACAAGCCGGTCAAGAAAAAGACATCGGCAGGCGTGCGCCTTTATTACGACCCCGGCAGCGCCCGCAACGAGGCTCACGACTGCCGCATTTACAATATGGCCGCCCTCTACGTCCTCGCCGGAGCCGTGTCGGATGAGGTATCCCCAGACGCTCCGATCCCATGGGAGTTGTTCTGGACGATGCTCATGGCGCGCGCGGCGTGAAAAAGCTTGACATACTGGCATAGTAGATTTATGATTAAGGCTACCGTTTGAAGTCCGGGAAACCGGCAAATAGTGTGGACCGCGGGGAAATAACTCCGCGGTCTTTATTTTTTTTGAAATTATTTTTTGCATTTGTATATCTATGTTATACTGTGGTATACACGCTCCGACCCTCTAACATTGACGACAGTTTGCGCGTGGTTGTATACTTACTCCATGGCGCGATCTGTGACAGATATTCAAGCGGACTTGACTGCGGCCTACGCCGCCCGAGTGACCGCTATGTCCGCTCAGTCCTACACCCTCGACGATGGACAGGGCAAGCAGACCGTCCAGCGCGCCAACCTCACCGAGATCAATAAAACTATCCGCATCCTTGAAGCCGAACTCGACGAAGCTACCAACGGCGGCAACATCCTTGCCGGCAACTTTGACCGAGGGATGTGCGGTTGAGCTTCCGCGACCGTGTCCGCCTTGCCGCTGGCGCCCTATCAGGCCGCGTCACCGCCCTGACGCCCGGCTGGAACTACCGCGGCGGAACCAAGTCCGGCATGCTTTTCGACGGCTCCAAATTCCACGGCGCCCTCTCCTACCCCTCCGCTTTTGATTTCGACACAGAACTCCTCCGCAACCGATCCCGCAAAGCCTACTGGGATACCCCGCAAGCCTCCGCCATCATTGGCCGCCTGGCCGAGAACGTTCTCGGGACCGGCCTATCCCTTGAGTGCACCCCGCTCTGGGACCTCGCCGGAGCGCAAGGCAAGACCGACCAGCAAAAGCACGATATGGCCCGCGAAATCGAACTTCGGTTCCACCTTTACCTCCAATCGCACGAGCTTGACGCCACTGGCCGACAAAACGGCTACGAGATCCAGTCATACGAGTTTATCAACCGCATGCGCGACGGTGAGACCATCGCCGTCCTCCGCTATTCCGACGACGCAAAGCGCATGTCCCCGCTCTCGCTCCAGTTCATCTTGCCTGAGCAGGTATGCGACCCGACCGACGGAGCCATGGTTGCAGCCGTCAAGGCCCGCGGCAACCGCCTCGTAGAAGGCTTCGAGGTCGATAAGGCGGGACGCGAGGTCGCCGTCTATATCCAGGACGACGAGACCCGCGCCTTTACGCGTATTCCGTTTTATGGCTCCACCCGCCGCTTTGTCCTCCACCCCATCGTTGCCGACACCCTCGGCGCTATTCGCGGTACCCCGCTCCTCGCAAACGTCCTCCACGAGCTCCAAAAAATCACCGACGGCACCGTCGCCGAACTCGAAGCGATGGTCATCAATGCGGTCATCGCCGTATGGGTAAAGCCCAGCCTCGACGCCCCCGCATCCAAAGCTCTGGCAGGAATTGCCAAGCGCACGACCACCGAAGCCACGCAAGCCGCCTCCGTTATCGACGAAGGCCCCAAGACCGCAACCTTTGACAAACCGGGCCTCATGGTCCAGAGTCTCAAGGCTGGTGAGGAAGTCGTCAGTTTTGACACCAAGCGACCGTCGACCAACTTTGCAACCTTCGTCCGCGAGATTACAAAAACCATCTCCGCCTCCAAAGGCATCCCGATCGAAGTCCTGGAAGAGTCCTTCAATCAAAATTACAGCGCCTCCCGCGCCGCCCTCCTCCTTTTCTGGAACACCGTCGAGCGCTGGCGCGAGGTCGAAGCATCCCAATTTCTCGGCCCGATCTATGAAGCATGGTTCGCCGAAGAGGTCCGCCTCGGCCATATCGCCGCCCCGAATTTTAACGATACCCCGCTCATCCGTCGCGCCTGGCTCAATTGCGCATGGATAGGCGACCGCCTCCCCAGCCTCGACCCGAAAAAAGAAGCCGAAGCCGACGACCTGCGCATTGCGCAAGGATCCACGACCCGCGAGCGCAACGCGCTTGACTACAACGGTTCCGACTTTATGGAAAACGTGCGCCGCCTCAAGGTGGAGAACGAGGCCTTGGCCGACGCGAACGCAAGTATGCAGCCGAAGACGACCACAACCGCGGTGCCCGCCGACAAGGAAGACGACGATATTCCAAACTCACAGAGCGGCGGAGGTGACAATTGAGCATTGAAATTGGCGTCTTGATCGGCCTCGCTGCGGCGACCGTGTCCATATTGGCATTTTTTTTCGCAAGGCTCGCCGACGCGGAGGCAAGAGGAGTGCTTAAACAACGAGTGACCGAC